TTGGTTAAACTTCTTGGAAGAAAAGAAAACACACTCACCGAAATGAAACATTTGGATAATCTTGAATACAAAACTTTTGTAAAGAAATTTAATAATGCTTATGAAAGAACCCTTCTAAAAGAACAGAAGGAACTTCTTACAAATTATATTGTATCGTTTTCGGATAATGGGCTCGGATTAAAAAGTTTTTTAAATGAAGAGATTGGGCGCCTCAAGAACGCCGTGCAGCAGCGAATCGTAGAAGGGGCGGCAGACCCTAATAACGAAAATTTTAAAAAAGTTAAGGTAAAGCTGGACAAGTACGCACAAACTCCAATAAATCAGCAAATGATTGAAGAAATTTTTTATATTCAAGATTTAATTGCGGAGGTAACCAAGAATGACAGTAAAGATTAACATCACCGATGAAGAAACTGCCCCGGTTCCTGAAGAGCAAACTATTAAAATTGAAATTGTTGAAAAAGACAAAATAGAATTTTCCTTAAAACTTCGTAATGCCCTCAACGGCGATTTGATGATTCTGGATCACAAAGATATAGATATTGTAGTCCAGCCAACTTCTAAAAAGATTATTACTTTTGCCAAAGAAATGGTGTCGGATGCAGTTTACGGTGCCGAATCTAGGCTTTTAGAATATTTGAGAGGGCAAGGAGTTATTAATCATGATTCTATTCAAGGTGGAAACATTTATGGTTCTCTAGAAGGACAAATTATGGATTCCAAATCTCATGATCCAATTAAAGTAACGTTACTTAAAATCTCTGAATGGATGGAGACCGAGCAACCTTATATTGCTGGTACTACTGCTTATGACGATCTTCAAGACGATGCTCTTCTGGACCCAGATAACGAATATTCAACAGAATTGGGCGAAGTTCCTGCAGCTGTTAACAAAGGGTCGATTCAGCAACATAATCTTTTCGCACCTTATCTTTATGGCCGGTACACGTATTAATGAAGTTGATCATGGAAAATTTTAGGGAATTCATGAATGAAGTGGACGGCGACGGTCCACTTGGCAAGTATGTTTTCCCGGATGAAAAACTGAAGCCATCCTCTGCTGCCGCAACAGAAGAATATACAGATCTCGAGAAGCATTTGGAAGATCTTTTAGAAAAACATTACGAGTCAGGAACGACATCTTTGCCTAGAAACGCCACAGAAGTTATCTTAGATATGATCAAGAACCAAAATTATCCGAAAATCTTTCAGCTACGCAAGAGTGGTAAAATGTATCGCGGCTTGGGAATGGATAAAGAGATTTTCGAAAAACTGTTTGGGGAAATACCAACCAAAAAAAAATGGTATCAGGCTCCAGTCGATTGGTGGCATGATCGCTCTAAAAAGTCTGGGGTAAATTTTCCATTCAGTCCAAAGACAAAACCAGACTATTCCCCGGGAAGAGATAGTCACGCAGGCTCTTGGGCTTCCTCTTGGGCTTGGGACCTCAAGCCAGCACAGAGATTCATGGGAGGTCTTCCATGGGAAGAAAAAGTTGCTGTCATTTTAGTAGCAGACGCTAGCGAAAATGTTTTCATTGATTCAGAGCCGTTATATAAAAATTTTGATTTTGCACGAGGCTTTCAAGAAGAAAAAGAGGCTATAGGAGTCGGGGACATAAAACTTACTGATATTTATATTTATTATAATCCTCGTAAAACCCAAGGTTTAAAAGAAAACAAAGAACCAATTCCTCTGCCGGACGTTGGAGACATTGCCCTTCTCCATTCCCCCGAAGAAGATAACCATGAATTGATTTTATATACTATGACAGCGCGTGGCCCGTTTCCTTTTGCTGCTTGTGGTCTTGATAGACTCAGCGAAGTTACAAAAGAACAGCAATGCATCCCTGAAACTTGGCACATGTCTTGGATTTATACACATAAGCTCTTTAGAGGTTCCGGGTGGAGTAAAATCCTATATGGTATTTCCTTCAACCTGATTAATAAACAAGGTGCCGGTCTGACATCGGATCACTGGTCATCGACATCTGATGAAGCCAAAGATCGTGTTTGGAACAAAATGATTTCTAGAAAACAACTAATTCCAAGAAAAACTCCTGGAACTCCACCAACAGGTGGACACTCTGAATTTGATTATGGCGACCCAGGTTTCAAAAAAACACCTTTAGATCCTTTGGATGATTGTAGGGAGCCCGGAGCAGGCGAAGCCGCCGCTACTACTAACAGTTGGATAATGAAAGGGCACTCCAAGTTTGAACCTATTTATCAAAGTTTAGTAGAGAACCATGAAAATCTTATGTCTGCTGTTTCTGACCGCGTTGGTATTGAGGCCAAATTAATGAATGATGCTACTGTTGAATTCGATCGCGCTTATATGGGGCGGTAATGGATTTATTTAATTTTATACTTACCGCTTATGGCATGACTTTTATAATTGTTTACGGTAAAATCTTCGAGGACATAAGACCAAAAAAAGATTATACAAAAAAATGGAACACTTTATTTCATTGTCCGTTGTGCATGGGCTTCTGGGTCTCTGCGTTTTTATTTTGCATAAACGACTACACAGAACTATTTACGTTTGAATATTCTTTAGGGAATATGTTCTGTCTTTCATGCTTGGGGGCCGGGACAACATACTTGCTCTCAATGATCATTGATGATTTTGGATTGAGAGCATCGTCGAGATCAGGAGGTGATTATGTTGACGATTAAACGATGGATGCTTCAACCCGTCCGCCGTTGCTGCAGCGGGTCCTGAAGCGCGCCGGTAACGCCGGCAGGTCTTTTATTTGAGGAAAAAAATGGGGAAAAAACTATTACGAGAATTTTATGCACTGTGCGAAGGTGGCATTTGTCAAGATCTTTTGACTGAAAGAGAAAAGAGAGAAATGTCAAATGGCAGTGTTCTATATTTGTCAGGCAGGCTTCAAACTGCTGACAAGCAAAACGGAAACGGTCGTGTTTATCCATACAATGTTTTAAAACGAGAAATGGACAATTACATGAAAATAGTTAAAGATAATCGTTCTTGTGGCGAGTTAGATCATCCGGATGATTCTGTTGTTAATCTTAAAAATGTTTCCCATATCGTAACTGATATTTGGTGGGAAGGCAAAGATGTTATGGGAAAAATTAAAGTTCTCGATACTCCTTCCGGAAGAATTTTAAAAGATTTGGTTTCAGCCGGGGTAAAGCTGGGTATTTCCTCTAGAGGCTTGGGGTCTGTAAAAGAAAGCGCAGGTCAAACAGTTGTTGAGAGTGATTTTCAACTTATTTGTTTTGATATGGTATCAGAACCATCAACTCCGGATGCTTATGTTTATCCCAAGGGTCAAGGAACTATGACTGCTCGTTTACGCGAGGTCAAAGAAAATAACATTAATGATCTATTTAAAAAGATTTTGGGAGATTAATGGTGAAGATTAATAAAAATAGATTAATTGAAATCATAAGAGAAGAACTGAGCGACAGCTTTCCACCAGAGAGTGAATCTGAATTAGAGCATACACAAATGCAGCAAACCATTGATGATTTAAAACAAGCACTGGCAAAGCTTAAAACAATAAGGCAAGGAGAGGAAAGAATTGCGGATTTTTCTGGATATTCCGCTGAGGATGGATCTAATTTTCCTGCCATCGACCAAAGCATTATCAAGATAGAACAAGAGATTGAAAAAATGGAAGCTAACTTGCAAGCCGAGAGGCACTCTTATAGTCAATATAAATAACTGGAATTTAAATGAAAAAAGAAGAATTAAAAAAAATTTTGAAACCTCTGATTAAAGATTGTATTAGGGAAGTTATTTTCGAAGAAGGTGCTCTTTCGACAATTATTTCTGAAGTTGTGAAAGGTACGTCAACCAACCAAGTGGTTTATGAAACAAAACAAAAACCGAGATTTGAAACAGACACGGAAGCTAATTCAAGAAGACAAGAACTATTAAAAGAAAATAAAAAGAAACTGTTGAACTCTATCGGTAGAGATGCTTACAATGGGGTAAATGTCTTCGAAGGAACTACTCCAATGTCTAATCGCGGCCCCGGCGGGATGTCCCCACAAGGATCTAAAGCCCTCGATGGAGTAGCCCCAAGCGACTCAGGCGTAGATATTTCAGCCTTTGGGTTGACAACTAATGTTTGGAAAAAATTGGCGGGGAACTAAAATGGCTTGTAATCACATTGAAAAACCAAAAAAAAATGAAGACCCAAATCGTTTTATCAAAAGGTTTATAAAAAAATGCAAAAAGCTTGGCGTTATCGATGAGTTTAAGGATAAGAAAAGATATGTTAAGCCATCCGTCAAGCGAAGACTGGCAAAAAAACGAGCAATCGCAAGGCACAAGAAAGAACAGCGCAAAAGGGAGCGCACACAAAAGTAGTTTTGAGACTACTTATTTAGAAGGAGAAATATTATGGCGATTTACACAGATGTTAAAGGATATGTTGGTCTAAGAAACGTAGGATCCTATCAAGTATCAGGTACACCATGGATAACAGGATCAGCAAATTTGGATACTGCAACAGTCCATATGGTTGAGTTCCCCCATGTATCAAAATCTTTTACTGTGATCAATACCAATACCACAGGTTCATTCAGGGTTCATTTTCAAAGCGGCTCGGCAACGGCAGTCTCTACCCCAGGGGAATGGGGGGCACAAACTTCAGCAGCGGCAGATGATGTTATTGCGGGTTTTCACTACATTACAGTCCCTGAAGGAAATGCTGCAGTAACATTTGATGTAAAATGTAAAAGATTTTACATTTCAAACTTGTCTGGACTCAATAATCTTACTTATCAAGTTTGGGGTGAATTAACTCAGATACCGACCAAAAGTATGTTTAATCTAACTGGGTCCGGAATCACATTGACAACAGGATAAAATTATGGGAAATTTTAAAGGATCATCTTCGAATCTGGGTACTACCTCAATAACAAACTTAACAGTTTCTGGGGATGCAACAGTTACTGACGAAATTTCTGGTTCAGGTGTTTTAAATATCGTTGGGGCAACGACTCTAGAAAACACATTGCATGTCTCTGGTTCTGTCGTCTTCGTGGGCGGCGTCCATAGTGATATTGCTTTAGACATTAATGCAGTTAATCAAGCCGCAAATGTTATTGATATCGCGGCTGATGCCTTGACAAGTGGAGATGGCATCAGTGTAGCTTCAAATAGTAGTAACACTGCAGCACGATCTCTACTTAAATTAACCAATGATCATGCTTCTGCGACAGGTGCTAGTCTGATAGAAATGGACCAAGATTCAACAGGCGACCTTATCACGGTTGCCTATGGAGCAAACGGAACTGGTCTTGGTTTAAAAATCAAAGAAACTTCAGTAGATATTGCATCTGGTATTACTGGTTCCGATACAACAATGGATGTATCTGGATTCTTTCCTGCAAACGCGGTACCGATTGCTATAATTGTACATATTACCACTGGTCTCGAGGCTGGAAAACACATTACCAAACTTGGTACTGCCGGTGTCGACGATTGTATTTGTGGTGGCGCTGGAGATGGCGGAGTACTTAACAATGCTTTACTTGACGAAGACGGCGACACGCTGACCGTCCCGATCAGTCCTTTTGGTGGTCCATTTGCCGGCGCCGGCGCTGCGGCGATGGGTGTCAATTCAGCCCAGGATTTGAGAATTACAGTTGCCGGCGCAAACCCAAACGCCGGTGTGGCAAGATGTGTTTTGTATTATTGGGATATCACTCCTCCGACTAGTTAAAAAATATAGAATATTTTATCTACAGTACTTGTTTGTTTGACCGAGACTATTTAGGGATGAAATAAATTTATTTAGGAGTTTCTCATATGGCAGAATTTGGATGGGCGTATACAACAGGAGCAATTTCTGGATCTGGTGGAATTAGCGGGTCAATACAGTGGAGAGAAGGCCCCAGTGAAATCACAGGTAGCGATTTACTGGTTTGGGATAGAACAGAATCTACTTTGTATGTCACAGGCAATGTCAACGTAGCCGGCACACTTTATGCTGATGAGATAAACGTTAATACGACTAACAGACTTATTACAAACATTTCATCTACTGGATCGACAGAATTTGGTGATTCGATAACTGATACTCATTTATTTGTCGGAAAAATGATGGTGGCACCAACGGCATCTGTTGAAGATGTTGGAGCCAGATTTCATGTAAAAACCATCGATACAGATAACATCGGAGCAGTTCTTATTGATCATGATGAAGCAGGCGGGTATAACGCACTCAAAGTAGATTCAGAATCAACAAGCCATCCGGCAGTTTATGTCACAGGGTTTAAGACGCTTTACGCCCAGCAGGATATTGCTGATGGTTATGGTGCTAAAATTTACAGAAACATAGCAGAAGCCGGCTCGAATCCATTAGTTTACTTACATGATGATCATACTTCAAACACGCAAACAACTTTAACTGTTAATCAAGATGGCACCGGCCTCATCTTGGATTTACAAGATGGCGGGGTATCCGTACTTAATGTTTCCGATGGTGGCAGAGTTTCCGGCTCCAACGATTTACACATGAACATTGGTACGTTTGAGGGTACTCTAAGTGTTACTGGTGCTATTTCTGGTTCTGGAGAACTTAACATTGTTGGGGCTACGACTCTTGAAAGCACACTACATGTTTCAGGAGCCATCTCTGGAGCTGCTGGTATCACAGGTTCTTCATTGCAAATCAATGATTCAATGATGTTGAATGCAAATGGAATTCTATCTGCTTCTTTAGCAGTGCAATCTCTTAGTTTTGCGGCCAATGATGGTGGGACAAAAAACGTTGTAATCACCGGGGATGGAACAATTATCATTGCTGGCGGCGCAGCGGATACAACTTGTTTATCGGCTTCTGGAGATGTAAATATCGTTGGTAAGGGTTTTATAGAAAACACATTGCATGTTTCAGGAGCAATTTCAGGTGCTTCCGGAATCACTGGCTCTTCATTGCAAATCAACGATACGATCACTTTGAATGCAAATGGCAATATAACAAATGTTAATTCATTGAGTGCCTCCTCAGAATTATTTGCCGGCACGGTATTAGTAAACGACCTAGGTACAAACACTGTTAAATTGCTGGGCACAGGTGAAATTTCTGGTTCCGGCCCACTCAATATCGTTGGAGCAACCACTCTTGAAAGCACACTACACGTTTCTGGTGCTATCTCTGGTGCTCTTGGTATCACAGGCTCTTCATTGCAAATCAATGATACGATTTTCTTGAATGCAAACGGTACCATCTCAAATGCAACCGATGTTTCGGCTTCTGCTGGATTTTCTGGATCCTATGCTCTTCTAAATAAGTTATCAGTAAATCAAGACGGGACAAAACCTATCTTATTGGCCGGCGGACAAATAACCTGCACCCAAATAACCGCCTCAAATACATATCAAGGCGTTGGGTTTTATGCAAATGTCGAGGGAACAAATTCAGCCAGAATGTTAGGAACAGGTGAGATTTCTGCATCAGGTGATTTAAATATCGTTGGTGCTGCTACTCTTGAAAGCACTTTGAATGTTTCAGGAGCCATCACTACAGCCCTAGGCGTAACAGCATCTGCCGGCTTTTCAGGCTCATATGCTCATGTAAATAATTTAGCAATAAATGACGGCGGTACTAAAAACATTCGTATGAATGGTGATGGTACATTGGTTATTGCTGGGGGTGCTGCTGACACAACATGCCTGTCGGCTTCCGGTGATGTAAATATCATTGGGAAAACTTATCTTGAGAATACATTGCATGTTTCAGGTGCAATCTCTGGCGCGCTTGGTATTACAGGTTCTTCATTGCAAATCAATGATACAATTACCTTAAATGCAAACGGGAACATTACCAATGTTGGAACCGTATCCTCTACAAATCTATCTGCTTCTGCAGGGATTACCGGCTCCTATGCTCTTGTAAACAATTTAAGTGTCAACCAAGGCGGAACAAAAACTATAGCTCTTGCTGGCGATGGTACGGGTCTCTTCGGAGGTAAACTAACGGTTCTAGATGAAATATCTGGATCTGGAGTTCTTAATATCGTTGGCGCGGCCACACTTGAAAACACCCTACATGTCTCTGGTGCCATCCATACTGCCGTCGGTATTACTGGATCGACAGGTATCAGTGGTTCTTACGCTCATTTTAATAACATATCAGTCAATGACGGTGGAACAAAGAATATTCGTCTTAATGGTGATGGAACAATCGTCATTGCTGGAGGCGCAGCCGGCACAACATGCCTATCAGCTTCTGGAGATGTAAATATCGTCGGCAATGGGTTTGTCGAGGGAGATTTCAATGTTACTGGTACACTGACAGCCGGTACCTTTTCTCCTAGTAGCGTCTCTTCCTCTGGTGAATTAAACATTGTTGGTGCGGCAACACTTGAAAGCACGTTGCACGTCTCTGGTGCTATCTCCGGAGCTGTTGGAATTACTGGATCTTCATTGCAGATCAATGATACAATTTTATTGAATGCAAATGGAAAAATATCAAACGTGACTGATCTTTCTGCTTCTTTAGGACTATCGGCCCTTGATTTCTTTGCAAATAATGGCGGCACAAATCAGGTTAAGATTTTAGGAACAGGTGAAATCTCTGGCTCTGGCCCACTCAATATCGTTGGGGCAGCCACTCTTGAAAACACATTACATGTTTCTGGCGCCATCTCTGGTGCCTCTGGAATTACCGGATCTTCATTGCAGATCAATGATACGATCACTTTGAATGCAAACGGGAATATAACAAATGTTGGTACTGTAGCAGCGACAGCTCTAACGGCATCAGCCGGCGTTAGTGGCTCATATGCTCATGTAAATAATTTAGCAATAAATGATGGCGGAACAAAGAATATCCGTCTTAATGGTGATGGCACATTGGTTATTGCTGGAGGCACAGCCGGTACAACTTGTTTATCTGCTTCCGGGGATGTTAACATTGTTGGTAACACATTTATTGAAGGGTCTCTAAATGTCACAGGTGCTTTTGCTCTGAGTAACGTCTCATCATCTGGTGAATTAAATATCGTTGGCGCTAGTACACTTGAAAGTACATTGCACGTTTCAGGTGCAATTTCTGGTGCAGTCGGGATCACAGGATCTTCATTGCAGATCAATGATACGATCACTTTGAATGCAAACGGGAATATTACCAACGTCACTTCATTAAGTGCTTCCACGGAATTGTTTGCCGGGACAATATTTGTTAATGATCTAGGTACAAACTCAGTTAAGATCCTAGGAACAGGTGAAATTTCTGGATCTGGTCCATTAAATATTGTAGGCCCGGCAACCTTTGAAGCCGGTGTTGATATCTCCGGATCTATGGTTCTTGTAGGTGCAGCCACCGATGTAATTGCAGTTGATATTAATTCTATTGCGGTTGACGCCAATGTTATTGATATCGCAGCACCGGCTCTAACAACCTCGGACGGCCTCTCTATTGTTGCAGATGCTCTAACAACAGGCAAGTGTGCAAGATTTTATTCAAACAGTTCAACAACAGACAATCGTGGTCTTGTTTCGATTATTAATGATCACGCTTCTGCAACCGGCGCCATACCCCTTGCGGTCCGTAATGATGCCATTCCGACAGCCGGTCGAGCAACAGTTCAGTTTCAAGACACTTCTGCCAATACAGAGCCTCTCTTACAACTGCTCAATGCAAATGCAGCAACAGATAAACCACCGATTCTAAGATTTAAGAGATCAGACGCAACAGCCGAAGCGGATGATATGTCCCTTGGTCAGATCGACTTCATGGGCGTTGACGCAGGGAATGCCGACACGCAGTACGCAGCCATCCAGGCATTTGCAACTGATGTTACTGCTGGAGATGAGGCCGGTGAGCTGAGATTTAGCGTTTTTGCTGGTGGTACTGCGGGTACTGCTGGTCTCAAAACAGCGTTTAAGATCGGTCGTGAGGATACCGCCGGCGGCGATGCTCCCATGGCTATTTTTCTCAACCCAGATGCAATAGATCTGGACGTAGCTATGCACGGTGACAATATCGCCAATATGTTTAGAATGGACGCGGCGAATGATCGAATTGGTATCGGTGTAGGTTCCCCCGGAGCCTTACTTGAAATTCAACAAGGCTCCTCCGGAGGCGACATTGCTTTCCTTATCGATAATGATGACACAGATCAAATCGCAATGTCCATCGAAGCAGCTAACATAGATGCAGACGTTATTGATATTGTTGCTGATGCTGTCACCACGGCTCGCGCCATAGATATCCAGTGCGATGGGCTGACAACCGGATCAATAATAGGGCTGGATTCGAACTCAAGCACCACCGACACCCGGAACCTGATGTTCATCGTCAACAATCACGCCAGTGCGACGGGAGCTACTAATCTGTACATGCGCAACGATGCCGGCGTTGGCATCATGAAGGCCGAGGGCAAGAGTGGTGCCGCGATGACCCTGACGATCAAGGAGGTGGCGATAACCATATCCACGGCGGGGGCCGTGACTACGTCCAGCAATTTTTTCCCCGCTCTGGCGGTTCCACTCGCGTTATCAATTCGAGTCACAACAGCGATCTCGGCTGGACATCATATCACCAAACTTGGAACCGGTGGTATAGATGATCTTTGGGCAGGTGCCGCTGGTGACGGCGGTGCCCTTAATGACGGTGTGCTCGACGAACAAGATGATTTACTGACGATAGCTATAGCTCCATTTGCCGGTCCGTATTCTGGAGCCGGAGGCTCCGCTGCGGGTATTAATGCTGCGCAGGATTTAGTTATTACATGTGCAGGAACAGCAACTGGTGGTGTTATAAGAGCGGTCTTGCATTATTGGGCTATTACTCCTCCAACTAGTTAAAAGTGCTGATTTTGTGCCACAATGGTAATATCATCCAGTGTTAAACAATTACTTATTGTTCTTTTCTTAGACTTGACACTATTTATTAAGAATAATAGTATATCTAGGAGATGTGTTAATGTCTAGCATGTTGGAACAAGCAATCGTGGACGCTACAGCTCTACGTGAAGCTGCTCTTAAAAACGCAGAACAATCAATTATTGAAAAGTATGCGCCACAAATTAAAGAAGCCGTCGCGGTTATGCTTGAAAATGAAGCGCCGTCCTCAAGAAGGATGTATCAGGGCCGAACTGTCGAAGTAATCCACGAAGCAGATGCCGACGGCAATGTTACTGTTTCTGAAGCAAGCGGGAAGCCGTTTATGGTTAAGGAATCCGACTTATCTGAGGCTTCAGATGAGGATATTCTTCAAGAGCAAGAACTCGAGGCGGCCATGGACACTGGTACACCTCCTCAAGAAATTGAAGCACCTCCAGCCTGGGACTCTCGCTATGGCGAAACTGAATCTGTAGCTCTTTCTGCTTTATTGGATAATGTCGATGAAAATGGTGATATTGAAATTGACTTAGATGCAATTGAACTGTCTCTTGCTCAACAAGAAGAAGCAGAGATGACAGCAGAACAGCCCTTAGAAGAGCCCTCAGCGGCTCCTGAAGAGGCTGGAATGGAAGCACCCGAGGAAGGAGGAGCAGAGGATTTAGATGCCCTTCTTGGAGCTCTACAAGAAGGCGAAGACCACGAACTACAAGAGATACTTAGTATTTTATCTGAATACAATTTAGATCTCCTGGATGAAGATATTGAAGTTGATATGGACGAGGATAAAAAAGGTTGGGTGACAACTGATGAAGCAAACTTGGGCTACGAGAAAGATAAAGCATTAGCCAAAGAAGCTCACACGGAAGAAGAAGAAGACGAAGAAGAGGAAGACGACGAAAGACTTCAAGAAGCCCTCAAAGAAATCGACCAATTTCAACAAACATTTATAATACTCAAGCAACAAAATGAAAAGCTTGAGCATGTTGTTCAAAAGTTGAGCAGCAAACTTGAAGAAACTTTGCTTTCAAATGCAAAGCTTCTTTATCAAAACCGCACATTGAATGATGTCTCCTTGAATGAGCGACAAAAATTAAAAATTGTCGAAGCCATTGCAAATGCGGAGTCTCCAAAAGAAGCGAAGAGTCTACATGAAACACTCAAAGCAACAGTGGGATCACAATTTAAAAAAGGTCCACAATCACTAAGCGAGTCTGTTAACCGTAGATCAAATTTATCTTCAATGCTTCCTCAAAGACAAAACATAAACGAACGCCAGACTGATGACCCTTTTGTAAAAAAGATGCAGAAACTGGCAGGCATTAAAAACAAATAAGGAGGTTAAATAATGTCTATTATAGAAAAATTAACCGAAGGTATTGTAAATCGAGATATTGCTAAAGAAGGGCAGGCCCTTCTTGACAAATGGACTCAAACCGGTTTGCTCGAAGGCCTTCAAACTGAACAAGCCAAGAATAATATGGCTCGTCTTTTAGAAAACCAAGCTAAGGAACTCCTTCGCGAGGTTAATACAATGGGTAACGGAAATGTAGAAGGTTTTGCTGCTGTTGCCTTTCCAATTGTTCGTCGTGTATTCGCCGGACTTATCGCAAACGATCTTGTAAGTGTTCAGCCGATGTCATTGCCATCTGGTCTGATCTTCTTCCTTGACTTTGCTTTTGGTACTCAAACCAATGGTCAGGATCAGCCGGATGGACGAATGGGGAACAGTACTTCAGGGTCACAATCCATCTATGGTGGCGATAGACTTGCTGCTCAGATCACGGGTGGTCTTAATCTTGTTGGTACTACTCATGGTGAAGACCAAGGTGGTCCCAGAACTGTTGTTGGTTATGGATATTCTGCACCAACCGGAAGTAATGAAGCGCTAGGCAACAATACCATTGCTTCTTGTGCCCACCGAGCTTCTTTCAAGCTTGATGGTACTGTGTCTGAGACTAATTCGAAATACATTATGTATGATCCGGATCTTTTGGCTCAAACGACTACTGGTGTTTACATTCTAGACGTTGGTGAACTTTTGCTTGATAATGGCCGAAGTCCTTCTGATGCTGACTATGAAAACATGGGCGCTTTCCAATGGGCTGTCGATGCTGAACTGGTCGCAGCTATCAACGATGCCAGTGGGATTTCTGGTGTTGCTGCAGATGAGGTTAAACAAATCCGTCGTCTTACAAGACGGGTTACATCCTCCGACTCTGGGACATCAACCGCGGCTGTTAGATTTACCTTTGTGTTTACTAACGGAAGTGACATTTCAACAGAAAGCACCACAGCCGTAGAATCAACTGCGATCGCTGCTGGTAAAATTACTTTCCCGATCAGAGATCACATCGCTGCTGGTAATGCTCTCGGATCCGTTCAGTCGAAGGATAGTAACAATTATGCCCTTGAAGGTAATGCGTTCATCCCAGAGATCGATATCAAGGTAGACTCGATCGCTATCACAGCACAAACCAAGAAGTTGAAAGCCAAGTGGACTCCAGAATTGGGTCAAGACTTGAATGCTTACCACAACTTGGATGCTGAGGTAGAGTTGACTTCTATCTTGTCTGAGCAAATTGCTCTTGAGATCGATCGTGAGATTATCGCTGACCTTGTTCGTGGTGGTACTGCTGCTACTTACTATTGGTCTCGCTCTCCCGGATTGTTTGTTAACCGTTCAACTGGTGCAGAATTGGGCGCTACTGCTGCTGCTCCTGACTTCACTGGTACGGTTTCTGAATGGTATGAGACTCTCATTGAGACAATCAATGATGTTTCTGCTCAGATCCACAGAAAGACCCTTCGTGGCGGCGCCAACTATGTTGTTGTGTCTCCTGACGTAGCCAACATTCTCGAATTCACTGCTGGATTCCGTGCTAATGTTACTGCTGATGCTGATAAAGGCGATATCGGTGCCGTGAAGACCGGTTCCTTGAGTCGTAAATTCGATGTTATCGTTGATCCCTACTTCCCAAGAAACCTCGTCCTAGTAGGTCGTAAAGGTTCTTCATTCCTTGAATCTGGATATGTGTATGCACCTTATGTGCCGCTGCAAACTACTCCAACGATTTTCGGCGTCGAAGACTTCGTGCCACGTAAAGGTGTCATGACTCGTTACGGTAAGAAGCTGGTTCGTCCCGATATGTACGGACTAGTCATTGTGCGTGGACTTCTCGGAGAGTCCGGATCCTAATCTAACATAGGTTAAATGCTCAAAAAGATGACCCCCCTTCCTTCTTGGTTGGGGGTTTTCTTTTTCTATTAACTATTTACTATGAATTGGGCGGAAGCCCACATATTTTATTGATATTTTAAGGAGATTTATATTATGTCAAGAGTTGCAAGATCAGCCCGCGTTGCCAGCCGCCAGAGAGTGGAAACGATTACGGCTAGCAAAACCATCACACAAGCGGAAAGTGGCGAGTATTATTTAATCAATTATGATAGTGCTGCCACCATCACAATTACTTTACCATCAGTACAAGATGGTACATACTTTAAGTTTTTATTCATTGCTGCGCTAACCGATAATAGTGCCGCTGTTGCATTTACAGCCCAGGCCGGGGAATATTTAAATGGTGGCCCTCTCGCCATGACTGGTGATGGTGCAGACCCCGGGACTCAAGTGGTTGGCAACGGTTCTTCGCATGTCACTCTCACTATTGATGGCAACACAGATGTGCTGGCCAATAGCTGGGTAGAGTTTGTAAGTGACGGCTCAGAATGGTATATTTCTGGCTATGTTATGATTGTAGATTCCGGTACTGCTTCAAACTCAATAGTGTTCAGTTAAGTCGAGGTAACTAATGGGGCGTAAAACAAAGCGAGCGAGAACATTGGCAAGAATTGCTAGGCTAAGTGGAGAGCAGGAAACTGC